GCACCCGGCGCTGTGATGGTATAAACGGGTGGGCTGAGGGAGACGTACCCCGTCAGGTCGAAGTCCACTTGGTCAAACACCACCTCAGCCCCATAGACTCCTGTGGGGACGAGCGTGTAAGCAGCGTTTGACTCCACCTGAAATCCAAAGTTCTGTGCTCCCTGAATCTGCTGTTGCACCGTGGTAATGGCATCGGAGAATGCCTGCTGAATGTTTGCCTTATATGCCATGAGGCTGGCGGCGGACTGATTGCAAGAGAGCATCGCCATCTGTACGGGGATGGTCTGCCCCTGTATGTCAGGCCGGGACAGATAGGCAACCGGGTCCAACGTTGTGCCGTACCAGCCGGTCTGATTGGGGTCTTGCAAAGCACTCTGAGAGTAGGTAACGATAGGGGCGGTCGGAATGGGGAGAAGCGGGAAACCCGGAGACCATGTCCGGCTGCGGGTGCTGGCGTCGGTCAGCACGGTGTTGTAATCAGTTGGGTTACCCAGTGGGTCAATAGCAGAGTCTAAGCTGGCAACGTAGGCACACACAAATCCGATGATGTAGGGGTCCTGCACGAGGAGTGTCTGGAGGTTGGCATTGAAGTCCCGCCAGAACTGCGTGAAGCGGTCCACCTGCTTGGCAATAGCGAACTGGTCGTAGGTGTAGCGATACTGCGGGTGGACACTCTGGTATTTCGTGTCAAGCTGGATACGAGTATCCGCTAACGAAATGACAGACAGGAGATTTTTACCGATTGAAGTAGGGAATGTACAGGAAACAGGGTAGTCAGCTTCCCCTTCTCCCAGTAAAATTGTGGTGGTTCCAGCAGCACTGGATGTGGGGATGGACTGATAATCCAAATCCGTTTGGGTGAAACTCCCAACGTAGTTATTATCCGCATACCCATCCCACGTAGTGTTTCTAACATATCCGAGCACGGCGGCTTCGACATAAGACAATCTCCAAAGGGTGTTACCCTGTGTCTCCGTGAGTACCGGGGGCGAGCCTGCGGGCATCAACGAAACGATGAGAGGCAAGGTTGCCGGGCCGGAATTGAGCACATCTCCGGGCAATACTTGATTCCATGGAATGGGATTGGCGGCAAGGTAATCCACGGACGGCTGAACAAAGGTTTGATACGCCGCCTCGAAGTTGGTCAACCACTGACCGGCACGCCCACTCCGAGTACTGCTAAGATAGAATACCCATGCGCTGGTAAGATTGGGGTCAAAGTTGCTGTCCACCACATTCCCCAAAGTCACATAACGAGTGAGGTCCTGACGAAGGGTCGCTTGCCGCACGGGAAGGTTGGGGTTGCTGTAATCCGGGTCGGTCGGCTCGATAACATCACCCGCTAGGGCGGGCACGGTGCTGACAATGTTTGCCGCATAGGTCGCCGGGGGCATCTGATAGTTGCTGATGACCGTCGCCGGGTTGGGCAAACTACCCTGCATTGATGATTGAGGGTTGAAGTAATTGGGGTAGCTCTGGTCCGGCGTGTAGACGGGAACCGTGGTTGTGTTCTTCATCTGCTGGATGAACACTGGGTCAGAAAGATTGACTCCCGTGTTCGGTATGACACCACCAAGAGGTGGAACAAAGAGTGGTGTACCAAATGTAACCCCGTTGTAGGTTTGATTAGTGGTGGGGAAATTCCGCAGGATGTTGACATTTGGAACGTGCAATTGGCATTGCCCAAAAGCAAAGTTGGTATCGAAGTTCGGGTGCGGAATAAAGCTCGCTAGGGGAAAGAACTTAAACCCGTTCCACTTCCAAATGGTATCGGAGAACAGGTTGGGGATGGCGGGTAGGTCTGGTAATGCCCAGTTGCAAATATCGTGAAGCATGGAGGCTATGGCGTTGAGGTTTGCCTGTACCATCTGGAGGATGTTCTGCTCCATGCTACTAAGGATACCGATGTTCTTGGTAGCCGCACTGACGAGGCCAATAATCTCACTCTGAAACTGATTGACTTGCTGCATGAAAGTGATGATGTCATAGCCATATTTTATCGCCCGAGGTGGGTTGTCCAGCTTACCATCCGTCGCCAACTTAACTTGGTTGAATGCCTGTTGAATGTGCTTTTGGATGATATCCCGTTTTTCCATCATCCAGTTGTTGGCATCGGTGACAGACTTCTCCAATTGCCGCCCATCTTCAAGAGACTTATGGTAGAAGTTCTCAATCTTCGGGTCACCGAAGGGTTTGAACCTTTGTACCGCCCCTTGGGCCTTGATGGGCCACGTTTGGGCTTGTTGCAGCGCTGATGTGAAAGGTGCTCCCATTATCCTGTTGACACCGTATCGTTGACTCCCGAGATGTAGCTTCCCTGATTATGCACAATATCAGGAGCCTCGGTCGTGTGGCGGGCTAGTGCCGCCTCAATAATTCTTTGAGCAGTCTGAACATGCTCAGTCATTGTCACGCCCCGGAACTGGGCGCACTCCAACGTGTAAGTACCGGTTACGTGTTGGTGCATGTTACCGTAAACCATCATATCCACGTCACCGTTGATTTCCAGCCTGAGTCCCTTCTTAGCGGAGCTTTGACCAATGGTGAGTTCCACCCCGCCTGCCAAGGCCCCGGTAAGTGACCTGCCTTGCTTATCCGCTCCAGTTGTTATGACGACTCCGCCATCCAAATCCAAAAGGAGAGACTGCCCGGAGTTCTTGTTGGCACCAATGCGGAGGAGGACATCCCGGACAGCGTGGAGGTCCAAGGACTGTCCATGAGCATCCATTCCATTGGGAACGGGGTTACCCAGCCAAGAGTTGTAGGGCACCATGGGCATACCGTTGTTGCCGGTCGGCGCTCCTGCGGTGGTCAAATCATGGAATTGGAAAGTCGCATCTCCGCTGGGCGTATACATAGGCCGTCCGGGGCTGTGCGAGTTAACAACCGTGGGGTCAAACTGCTTTCCGGGTCCATCTGAGTACCCGTTGATGATGTGCTTCCGCTTTACTCCGTCGTTGTCCCGGCGTGCCCCCAGCCGGACTACCGCCGCTCCGTCTGTAGCCATGCGCAGACTGATGGCTTCCGCCGCCAGCTTGTTAGTCAGCGTACCGCAGTCGCCGATGCCCTGCAATTTACGGTGGGCGGCATCCCAATACTGGAGGGTCCGATTCTGTACGGCGTCCTGACTACCTCGTATCTGCGTCTGCACGCTTCTCCCGGAGTTGGGGAGCGTGGTATCGTCACATCCGAGTCGTAGGATAGATTGTCCGAGAGCTTGGAGGTCAATGGCGTCCTCTTCATCACGGTTTTTTCCTACGACTAGCTTTAATGAGCCTACAAGGTGCCCCTCAACGCTCCGTCCGGCCCCGTGAGGATACTCATAGCCATTGAGAGGTTGAAATTGGTTATTCTCCTTGGGTAGAGAGCTTCCCACCTCGAAGATGAGCATCCCTTCCTTGCTCACATCCCAACGGGTGGTGTTGTACTCGGTGGGGAACCGGGTGGAATAACAACTGGCGGCGACACGGGCTTCAATGTGGTCGGTACTGTCCACCACGGGGTTATATCCACTCTCAAAATTCGCTCCGAACCTCCCGCCTCCGTTAGGGGCGGCATTGGTAGTGAGTTCCGAAAGGACCGGCTTGAGCACCTGACCATAGGTGCTGTCGTCAAATAGGTTATATCCCACCAGCGTCCCTTCACTGTGCTCTACGATAAATCCCTTGCGGGCGGGTGTAGGGCCTTCATTCAGAGTGGGACCGACCAATCCCTTGCTATTAGGGTCAGTGGGGTGGTCGAAATCCTGATTAGCAAAGTAGGTCTCATTGTCAACTTGGAACTTCCCTTGTGTCTTGACCGTGGTGCGTATCCATGGATTAGCCGTGGTACCGAGGACGTTATCCAGTAGGTCTGTCTGCAACACCTCGGGGGGCAGCGGATAGTCAAGGGCGAACTCCTGCACACGGGTGGTGTTCTCCGTAAACGGTGTGACATCCTGCTGACCGCTGAGATAACGGGAGGAAAGCGGAACTTCCGGCTGGAGGAAGAGAGAATAATCCCGAGTGCCATCCGGCAGGATGGTGGGATTGGGAATGTTGCTGGCAGCCGGGCGCACGGCAGGTCCCTCGAAGCTCAGACCGGCATCGGAATAACGCACATGACGGGAGGTGACGGTACTCCACGTCCGGCTATATGAGTTGACGTTCTCCCGGTCGAATCCACCGGTTGCCTTGTCCCAGCCGGGGTTGGTTCGCTCCGTATATCCCTGCGAGAAGGAGGCCGTCCGCTGACCGGGGTACGCCGTGCGGTAGTTTCCCCGCCGCCGCTCATTCATTCCCGCTACGCCTTCTAATTCCCGCATGGCGATGGCATCCTGCGCACGGGCGATATGGGACATAGCCCACGTGAGGATTGCCATTTGGGTATGACCACCCATGTAGAACAAGGGCACGGCAATGCAAGTTGACCCCTTCTCGGGCATAGATACATCGGTAGACTCGTAAGAACTATAAGTACAGGGGATGACGGCAACTTCGGAATATACCTGCCGGGTCCGCATGTCCATGATGGTACACATCTGCCGTTCATAGTCCACGGTCTGTACCGTCGCAAGGAACACCTGAAACTGCTCCGACATCTTGGTTGGAGCAGAGGGCATGTCCTTGTACATATGCTGTTGGAGCGAGGGAACTGGCATACTAACTATTACCTCCGTTCAAAGCTTTTTTAAGAAAAGGAGGCAAAGAAGGTGTTGGGGTCTTAGGATTGACCGTAGTTCCACTCAACTGCTTTATGTTCTGGGTGTTGGAGGTACCCACTCCGCCCGTGATGAACACGGATACCTCGTTCTGGATGGTTGCAAGGTCACCTGTCAACGCCGTCTGCGCCTGCTGGAGGTCCGGCTGGAGGTTTTGAGTAAGGCTGCTGTCGGTGCCGGGGTAGTTAGGCTGCGGTGTCACCAATTCAATGACGGCATCCTGTGTAACCGTGTCAAAGAGAGAGTTCACTATCTTGTTCTGTGCCGCCTGCGAAGCGGTCTCAGCACCGTTAGCAATGGCCGCATTCTCCTCGGGAGTAAAACTGTTAGGCGTAGGAGTGGGGAAACTGGCGAGCATCTGTCCGGCGATACTTGGGTCATCAGGAGAGACCATGCCCGCAAACAAGAAGGTGTTGACGGTGGTGTTGGCGCTAGCAATCCCAAAGGAAGAAGCGGCGTAATTAGTAAGTATCCCTAACCGGCTCTGGTTAAATGCATCGGTGAGTGTTGCCCATCTTCCCCATGGGAAAGGAGATACGAGTTCATACCCCTTCTCATCGGTGTAGGGCTGAGTGTTGAGAATCTTGTGGTAATAAGCGGAGTTGATGCCTTTGGGAAGCCAGTATTTGGCGTCAAAATAGGGCTTGTTGGCGGTCATCGGAATCATCCCACCATTAGCGGCGGCTATCTTATTGTACTCCGAAACATCACTGGAGGAAGCACTATCGTTCTGAATTCTGAAACACTTGTTCAGAGTGTCAAACCGGGTGGACCACAGATTTCCGATGGTCTCCTTTTGGTGTTTGATGTAGGCCCACTCATCGCTCGAAAACGGGGTGTCTTGCGGCTGACGACCCGTGACAGTATTCCCATTAAGCGCCACTTGTGAACTGTTGGAGTTGTTCCCCCCCGCACCCAATCCCGTGGAAGGCTGAACAGCGTTTTGGGAGGCCCAGTTGGGAGGATTGACAGCACCAACGGTTGATGCTGGCGGAGTAGTCCACTGGAACACGAGGTTGGGTTGGCTGGTATAGGAAGTCAGATGTTTGTTTCCCACCGTCCGAACCGAGGGAATCATGGGACGCTTGCGGATGGTATCTAGTGTAACCGACATCGTAGCGGCAGAAGACTGTTGATAGTTAATGCTGATTGATTTGATATACCCATACATGTCCTTATGCGGGAAGTACATGGGGAAGCCCAGATGTAATTCCGGGCGCAGGGGGATGGTGATGGAGTAAGTCCGGTAGCTTCGATTAGCCCGGTTGAGTTCCGAGGTCGCATAAGCATAAAGTGTCTTCGTGTCGTTGGATTGCACGAAGGGTATCTGCCGGGCAGGTTCCTCTCGAAGCCCAAACTTAATGAGCTTGGCGATGTCGATATGGTCCACCGTGGGCATCAACGTAGCCCCAGTCTCCGAGTTGAAATGGAAATTAGTCAGCCAGTCTCCCCGGAATGCCACACGGGTAGCCTTGATGCCATGCTCGTCTTCGGTCTCTGTCTCCGACTCTATCTCACTCAAATAAACCACAAAGGGGTTAGTGGTATCAGTAAAGTAATACGAGGCGTTGGGAGCGGGCGTGTTGGGGTTAAGATTACCAACATTCGTGACATCCAAGTTGTAGAACGGCGGCTTGAAAACAATGGCACCATCCATGTCCTGAAATCCCTCAAAGAGAATCAGGTTGAGCAGGACACGAATTCTGTCTATACGGGAGGTTATCTTCCCATCCAAGAGTTTGATGGAGCCTATCTGCATATCGGGAAGATACCGCCGCATAATGTTGATGAACATATTGGGGTCGGAGCGGGTCTTTCCGGGTGCTTCCTTGGTCATGCGGTCGCCACGCTGCCGGATAAGGTCGGGGTCCAAGTTTCCCTTGGCATCAGCCTCCTGTATGGAAAGAACATTGGGGAGGAGATAGGGGTCTTGCGTGGTGGTGATAGGAGAATGCTTCATGTCGTATCCGAGGATACGGACATCCCGGACGATATTCACCAGCCGTGCCTGCCAGCGGAGGATGTAGTCATCGTGTACAACCTTCGCCCAGTCGGAGGTGTTGGCCTGCCCGGTCTTAAGCGTGGCCTGCTGAATGGAGTTCAACTGGAACCCTGCGGGGGTGACGGACCGCATGAAAACGTCAGCAAGCTGCTTATAGGGGTCCATTCCCGCCATGCTGTTCTGGAAGGCGGTGAGGTAGTTCTGCGGCGAGTTGCTGGTGATTGCCGGGGCGAGGTCAATCTGCATAAGCTCAAGGAAGCGCATGGTTCCCGCTATGCTGATGGAGATTGCCAAGTGTGTTCCCATGTCGTTGTAGACAATGTTAGAAATCATCCCCTTGAATACCCGGTAGTAGAGTGTGTTGCCCCGAGGTGAAGGGAAATACCCCTTGGCGAAGACCTGCACCTCCATCATGGTTTCAAGGATGTTCTCCCCTCCCGCTGGAGCTTGGAACAGCCGCTTAAAATTGTTGGGAACGAACATGGAAATGGAACCGGAGGGGATAAGGTTGTCAACGTCATAAGAGACGGCGAAGGAGTCTATGAAGTCGTTGAAGTTCACTATGGTGTAATTTCCGTCCGACTGATTCTTAGCATCCTGAGAATTGATAAAGTAGTTGATGAGGTAGGGACGCCCCTCGATATACACCAC